AACCCTAACGTTAAACGTGATGGTGTTGTTCAACAGTGGAATGAACATGAAGTTAAAGAATACGCTAAATGTATGAATGATCCTGCATATTTTGCAAAAGAATATTGTAAGATCATATCCCTTGATGAAGGATTAGTTCCATTTGAACTTTATCCATATCAAGAAAAAATGTTCAACCACTTTAACACAAATAGATTTAATATTGTATTAGCATGCCGGCAGTCTGGTAAATCCATTTCTTCGGTAGTATATTTGTTGTGGTTTGCTATTTTTAACCCAGAAAAAACAATTGCTATCCTTGCGAACAAAGGAGCAACTGCTCGGGAAATGCTATCTCGAGTAACCATGACACTTGAGAATCTACCTTTCTTTTTACAACCAGGATGTAAAGCATTAAATAAAGGTTCTATAGAATTTAGTAATAACTCTCGTATTATTGCAGCTGCAACTTCTGGTAGTTCTATTCGTGGTATGTCTGTTAACTTACTCTATCTTGACGAATTTGCTTTTGTTGAAAGAGCAGCTGAATTTTATACCTCAACATATCCAGTTATTTCTTCAGGTAAAGACACTAAAATCATTATTACATCTACTGCAAATGGCATTGGTAATACATTTCAAAAGATATGGGAAGGTGCTGTTCAAAGAACAAATGATTTTATTCCATTTAGAGTTGATTGGTGGGATGTTCCAGGACGCGATGAAAAATGGAAAGAAGAAACAATATCAAATACTTCTCAAATGCAATTTGATCAAGAATTTGGAAATACATTCTTCGGGACAGGTGATACATTAATATCTGGAAACACATTGCTTAATTTTAGAGCAAAACCACATTCTAATCTATTAGAAAATGATTCTTTATTTGTATATAAAGAACCAGAAAAAGATCATCAATATGTAATGACTGTAGATGTATCGAGAGGAAGAGGACAGGATTATTCAACTTTTAACTTGATCGATATTAGCGTTCGCCCGTTTCAACAGGTTGCTGTATATCGCAACAACACTATCTCTCCATTACTCTTCCCTAATATTATATATAAGTACGCAAACTTATATAATGAATCTATAGTAGTAATAGAATCTAATGATCAAGGCATGGTTGTCTGCAATGGTTTATATCATGATCTAGAGTATGAAAATATGTTTATTGAATCAGCCATTAAAGCAAATGCTCTTGGAATTGAAATGACTCGTAAAGTAAAACGTATTGGATGTTCAGCAATTAAAGATATTCTAGAAGAAAATAAATTAGAAATTCACGATGAAAATACTATTATGGAAATATCTACTTTTGTTGCTAAAGGCCAATCCTTTGAAGCATCTGAAGGAAATCATGATGACTTAATGATGAATTTAGTGTTATTTGGTTATTTTGCAACTGGAGATTATTTTAAGAATGTGACTGACATCAATTTAAAAGATATGATGTTCAAACAAAGAATGGCAGAAATTGAAGCAGATATGGTGCCATTCGGAGTTATAGATGATGGATTAGATGATATACCTATAGAACCAGAAGAAAGCCCATGGGCTCTAGATGTATTAGATCCGGATGGAAACATAAGATTTGATCCAAAACACACCAATTTTTAATTATTATAAATAATACTAATTGAATATCACCGTATTATGTTCACTTATAATTGGATCACTGGAAAAGGAAAACAAACATGGCAGTAGGCGTACCTTCCGAATCGCCAGCAATTATCATAAAGGAAGTAGATCTCACAGGCGGTGTGCCTAATGTTCAATCTACAACTGGAGGATACGCTGGAAAATTTCGTTGGGGACCTGTCGGTAAAGCTACTAAAATCAGTACAGAAACTGAACTAGCTTCTACTTTCGGGGCACCTGATGACACACATACAGCCGACTTTCATTCGGCTGCATATTTTTTAAAATATTCTAATGCTTTACAAGTCGTTCGCACATTAGGAGATAGCTCATCTAATGCTACAGCAGGATTAAATGTTGGTAGCTATGATTCAGCGGACTTTATCAAAAACGCAGATCACTGGGAAGGCTTATCAGGCCTTAGTGATTGGGTTGCAAAATATCCAGGAGATATTGGCAACAGCTTGAAGTACGTAGTTATCAACAATGGTGGATGGGCTGCAGCAAATGCAACTTGGAAAGCAGAATTTGATGGACAACCTGATGCAGGTGAAGTTCACGTACTAGTCGTAGATGAAGATGGCGTGATCACTGGAACATCAAATTCAGTTCTAGAAAGATTTTCATATCTATCTACAACTTCAACAGCAACAAACGCAGATGGTTCTACAAACTATGCAAAATCTGTAATCAACGATCAATCAGAATACCTATGGTATAATGGTTCATCTTTTTCAGATGCATCAGATTCATCATCTCTTGCTTGGGGTAGATCTACATACAATTCACCAGTAAGTGAAGCTCTAGTAGGATTTGATAAGTTTGAAGATAAAGATACAATTGAACTAGATTTCTTGATTGCTCCTGGTATGAGCAATTCAACAGATCAGCGTACAGTTGTTAATGATCTTGTTACTACAGCATCTTCTACTAGAAAAGATTGTGTTGTTGTTACATCACCATCAAGCGCATCAGTAGTTAATAATAACACACCTGTGACTGATACAGTAACAGAAGCCGGTGGATATACTTACACTTCTTATCTAGTTGTAGATAACAACTGGTTAAAAGTATATGATAAGTACAATGATAAGTACATCAATATTCCAGCCGCATCTTCAACAGCAGGTATTATGGCTGCATCTGATGCTAACACAGCTCCTTGGTATTCACCAGCTGGAGCACGCCGTGGTGCATATCTAGGTATTACAAACCTAGCATACACACCAACAAAAGCAGAAAGAGACACTCTATATAAAGCAGGGATTAACCCAGTTGCTAATCTTCCTGGACAAGGAGTTCTATTGTTTGGCGATAAAACTCATATGAACAGACCATCAGCATTCGATCGTATTAATGTACGTCGTTTGTTCTTGGTAATAGAAAGAGCAATTGCTCTAGCAGCAAGGAACACAATGTTCGAATTCAATGATGAGTTTACAAGAGCAGAATTTGTAAGCATCGTTGAGCCATTCTTGAGAGAAGTAAAAGGACGTAGAGGTATTACTGACTTCCGTGTCGTTTGTGATACTACAAACAATACACCAGCAGTAATCGACAGAAATGAATTTGTTGCTAACATCTTCATCAAACCAGCTCGTTCTATTAACTACATTACTCTCAACTTTGTAGCTGTTAGAACCGGGGTCGATTTCGAAGAAGTCGCCGGTATTCAGGTATAAGGAGATAAAAAATGGCAGTTTTAGGCGTTGATGATTTCAAAGCAAAACTTCGTGGAGGTGGCGCGCGCCCTAATTTATTTAAGGCGACTATCACTTATCCAGGATATGCTGGAGGAGATATAGAAACTACATCATTTTTATGTGAAGCAGCTCAATTACCTGCATCTACAGTTGGTACAATTATTGTTCCTTTCCGTGGAAGACAGTTAAAAATGGCTGGAGACCGTACTTTTGATACATGGACTCCAACAATTATAAATGATACAGACTTTCAAGTTCGTAACGCAATGGAACGTTGGATGAATGGTATGAATGCACATAGTGCAAATACTGGTCTAACTAATCCTATTGATTACGAAGCTGATCTGTTTGTTGAGCAGCTGGATAAAGATGGAAGCACTTTGAAAACTTATGTTTTCCGAGGTTGTTTCCCAACAGCACTTTCTCCTATTGATCTTGCATATTCAACAGAAAATGATATTGAAAGATTCACTGTTGAGTTCCAAGTACAATACTGGGAAGCAAGTACTACTTCATAAGTAGTATAAATAATATTTAAAAGAGGGGCTAAACGGCCCCTCTAAACTAATTAGGAATTCCTTTTATGGCTGATAATAGTTTTAAATTATTTGGTTTTGAAATAAAAAGAGCTAAAAAAGTAAGTAATGACCTATTACCATCTGTTGTTCCACCATTGGATCAAGATGGTGCTGGATACGTAACTGCTGCCGGAGCTCACTATGGCACATATGTTGATGTAGATGGTGATAAAACCATAAAGGATGAAAGACAATTAATTCTTCAATATAGAGCCGTGGCTACTCATCCAGAAGTTGATGCTGCTGTGGAAGATATTGTTAATGAATCAGTTTCTTCTTCTCAAGAAGAACAATCTGTGGCTATAGTTTTAGATAAAGTTGAAATTCCAGATAATATTAAAAAAACTATTACTGATGAATTTGATAACATTTATAGTTTGTGCCAATTTGCTGAACAAGGACATGATATGTTCAAGCGTTGGTATGTTGATGGAAGAATGTATCATCATTTAGTTATAGATGAAAAGCAACCAAAAGCTGGAATTCAAGAGATTAGACCTATTGATGCATCTAAAATGCGTAAAGTAAAACAAATTCAAAAAGAAAAAGATCCAAATACTGGAATTTCTATTATTAAAAATGTTGACGAATTTTATATCTATCAAGAAAAACCAGGAGCTCAAACTCAAGGTGTAAAACTTTCAAATGATTCTGTTTCTTATGTAACTTCAGGTCTATTAGATGAACATAGAAAAAGAGTTGTTTCTCATTTACATAAAGCATTAAAACCAATTAACCAACTACGTATGATGGAAGACTCTCTTGTCATTTATAGACTAGCTAGAGCACCTGAACGTAGAATTTTCTATATTGATGTTGGTAATTTGCCAAAAGGCAAGTCTGAAGAATATATGAAAAATATTATGGCCAAGTACCGTAATAAATTAGTTTATGATGCGTCCACTGGCGCAATCCGCGATGATCGTAAACATATGTCTATGTTAGAAGATTTCTGGCTTCCAAGACGTGAAGGTGGTAGAGGTACTGAAATTTCTACACTTCCAGGAGGTGAGAACCTAGGGCAGATTGATGATATTCTTTACTTCCAAAAACGCCTATATAGATCTTTAAATGTTCCAATTTCCAGACTAGAACAAGATCAAGCCGCAAACTTTTTAGGTAGATCAACAGAAATTAATCGTGATGAGCTTAAATTCCAAAAGTTTATTGATCGTTTAAGAGCTCGTTTTAATCATTTCTTTTATAATATTCTTAAGAAACAACTTATTCTTAAAGGTATTATCACAGAAGATGATTGGAAAGAATGGGCAAATGATATTGTAGTTGATTATATAAAAGATAATCACTTTGCCGAATTAAGAGATGCTGAACTTCTTCAAGGTAAGTTACAATTACTTGATCAAGTACAACAATATGTTGGAGAATATTATTCGAAAGAATGGATCATGAAAAACGTGTTGCAATTTGATGATGATGATATTAAGCAAATGAAAGATCAAATAGCAGATGAACAAAAAAGCGGTGAAATTCCATCGCCTGAACAAATGCAATAGGAGAAACAGTGATGAGTGATATTGAAACAATGATTGATTTGGCAGCAAAACAAGATTTTGCATCTGCTAATAATGTATTTAACGAGTTAATTCAACAAAGAATGGTTGATGCATTAGATCAAGAAAAAGTTGCTTTGGCATCAGATATTTTTAATAATGAACCAGAAGATGAAGAACAACTAGAATTAGATCTGGAAGATAAAGATGAAAATACAGATGATATTGAAGATGATGAAGAGCTTACAGAATATGAATTTGGTACCGATGAGGATTTTGAAGAGATTCAAGATGTAAATCAAGAAGGTAAAATCGAAGCTGCTATGGCCGATTATGAAGAAGAAGAAGAATAAATTTATTTTACAAATTTGAAATATTATAAATAAATTCAAATGAAAGAATATAAATGAAAACTTTTAGTCAAATACGTGAAAATTCTAAGAAAATGAAAATCGGTCGGATACCGGTTGAGATTAAAAAGAATAAAAATATGTATGATGTTTTCATTGATGGCGATAAGCTAGACAAATATAAGTCTGAAGCTGAAGCTATGAAAATGGCGAAAGAATTCGTCAAACAATATAAAGGTTAAAAACATGAAGCTGATTGCAGAATATACAGATCAAAGCATAGAGTGTATTGTCGAAGCCAAAGAAGGCGGCGGTAAAAATCATTTTATTGAAGGCATCTTTATGCAATCAGAAGCAAAGAATAGAAATGGACGTATTTATCCAAAGCAGGTCATGGAATCAGCTGTCGATAAATATGTTACTGAACAGGTTTCCAAGAACAGAGCGGTTGGTGAATTAAATCACCCAGAAGGACCGACTGTTAACTTGGATAAAGTATCCCATAAGATCACAGCACTTGAATGGAAGGGCAATGATGTTATTGGGAAGGCACAAGTATTGGATACTCCAATGGGTAGGATCGTAAAAGGTTTGCTTGAAGGTGGTGTTCAATTAGGTGTCTCAACTCGTGGTATGGGTAGCCTTGAGCAACGTAACGGAACTATGTACGTCAAAGATGACTTTATTCTTAATACGGTTGATATCGTACAAGATCCATCTGCACCAACAGCTTTTGTTAATGGTATTATGGAAGGTGTTGAGTGGGTTTGGAATAATGGCATTATTGAAGCTCAAGTAATTGAAAAAATGGAGACTGAAATTATGAAAGCTCCGCGTTCTGATCTCTATGAGACTCAGACTCGTGAGTTCAAGAATTTCCTCTCGTTATTGAAAAGATCATAATTAGGAGTGTCAAACATGACTGATCAAATCGAA